ACTACTACTCCGTATTGTACTCTTACTGTGGCAAGCCTGCAATCCTGAAGGCAACAGCTTCAGAGATCAGAATCTGTGATCAGTATAATCGGCTGATCTGTACACATAAGCGGTCTTATAGAGAGTTTCCGCTGTATATCACGGTAGATGAACATATGCCGCCAGAACACCTTTATTACAAAGAAGTCAATTCAAAGGATGGTAATTATTACCGCCGCTGGGCTTCTGCCATTGGTCCTGCGATGTCAGAACTGATTGACAGACTCCTTAAATCATCAAAACATGAAGAGCAGTCCTATAATGCCTGTGCAGGTATCCTGCATAAAGTAAAAACAATCCCAAAAGGTGCTGCTGAAGAAGTTGCCCGTAAATGTATAGAGATCAATTCCTGTAAGTATTTTACCTTCAAGCAGATGCTGAAAAAGATGGATGTGAAGGAACTCCCCGAGCATTCACCAGGAACACTGCCCAATCATGAAAATATCAGAGGAAAGGACTACTATAAGTAAGGGTGACGTACTATGGCATACAGATTAAAAGACTATCTTTATAACGATAAACTCACAAAGGAACAGAACATACTCATGGATCGGCTGTATAAACTTCGCATGTCCGGTATGGCTGAAGCATTTGAAAAGCAGCTGCTGGAACCAAACACAGGTCTCGAACCATTTGAAGTCCGCTTTGCTGCTATTGTAAATCAGGAGTGGGATCAGCGTGAGAGTAAAAAGTTTAAACGTCTCATGAAGAAAGCGACCCTGAAATATCCTGCAGCTGATCTTGACAGTTCAATCTATGATCCAGAACGTCAGCTGAATACACACGTCATAGAACTTCTGGCCAAGTGTGATTGGATCGATGAGCCGAATAACCTGCTGATGACCGGAGGGGCCGGTGCTGGGAAAACGCACATCGCCTGCGCCTTATGTATCACAGCAATGCATCAGAACCGTACTGTTAAATACATACGTGCGAACACACTCTTAAAGGAATCAGATCATGCCAGGCAGGAAGGTACTTACTTTGAGTATTCGAATGAAATGGCAGCTTATGATCTCATGGTGATAGATGATTTCGGCTTAATGGATCTGGACATCGAGAAATGCCGCGATTTATTTGAAATCATCGAGTCCAGAGACTGCCGCAAGGCAACTATTATTATCTCACAGATTCCAGTATCCGGATGGTATCAGCTTTTTGGGGATTCCACCTACGCAGATGCCTGCTTAAGTCGAATGACATCTAAGGCATATCGCCTTGAATTTCCTGGCAGGGATCGCAGAATAACCAATAGTAATTAATCAACCTGCTGAGCTTTGCTCAGTTTGAAGCGGAATGGCGCTCCGTTCCTCCGGAACGGATGCGCAGTTCTTGCGGAATATGCATTTAGTAAAAGGCGAGAGATTTGACCTTTACGTTCTTTCTCTTTTTTTATTGGTTACGATAAGACTATAGAGGAAAGATGGAGAATGGTCAATAGGGCAGATAAAAACGTGCCGTTGGAAACGGCACGCTATGGTAGAGGGTATGAAATTAATACCGAATTTAATCTGCAGTGGAACTGCAGTAGGTGGGAACTGTAATTCGCCGCATGACAGTATGTATCTAACGCATTTCCATTTACCATTCCCTCATTAAACGTATAATCTTCAAGGGAAAACCACATGGATACTGCAACACCCACAATACCTAAATATATTGGATAATTTTTTATCAGGCGACGGATATCTGTTCTTAAATAATGTGCTCTATTTATCCGCTTTTCTCCTTTTATAAACAGCTCTTTTGCTACAGAAAAAAACAAATATACAAATGCCTGTGGCAAAGCTACTTATATCTATCAGGAATAACATCCTTTCGTTTATTTTTCTTTGTTTCTCTTTTTCCTTAATCAACTCTTTACTTGTTTCTAGAATTATATCCAATTTGTCATAAGGTATCTTCATGTCTCTGATTTTTCTATGTATTTCTCACTCATTCGGAACATTTTCTATACATTTATTAAACCTTCTTCTACAATCAAATAAGGAATTATACCTTCCTTCCGCATATATTGGCTGGGCAGTAGATCCACATCATCAAACATGTGAATAAATAATTCTTCATTATTTTTTCCGGCAGCAACTATTAAAACACTAAATACCATATTCTTCGAAATATAATCATCAAATGCTGAAAGCCATATCTGTATACAAGGAAAATAAATAGCAGAAAAATCACTGTTAATATAGTAAGAATCACTTTCCATTTCTTCGACATTCTTTGTTCCTCCCTATATAGTCAAGTCTTTTTTCCTTGAAAATCAAGGATTTTTTAGTGTTTCATCAATAAATATCTCAGAAGAAGGAGCCATAGGAATGGACATTTCTCTGTATCTGGTACGAAAATAGTGGATTTTGGGTGCACGAAGTAAAACGTCTTCTTATTTCGTTTTACATGGCCTTGTGTGTACCCATCCATCTACGGCAGCGAACCTCCCATATCTACCAGGATCATCAGTCTATGCCAAGTCCTAACTTCTCTCGTCCCGCCTGTCCATAACCAGGGTGTCAGCTTAGCTCCTCTACAGGGTCATGCCCTCTGGAAAATATTCCTGCCGACTACTGGCTCATTCTTTGTTTGTTGTATTACTGACTTCTTTCCTGCAACAGCACCTTCCGGTGGACGTTTTCCTGTTACATTCCATTTGTTTATTGCTTCCAGCTATCATGGCTGGTCTCAGCCCTTCATTCTTTCCTTTCAAAGGCTCAGACCGGCCATGATACACTGTTTCTTTCTCTTTATGCTGCTAACTGTATTTCTGGTCTTACAATGTCATTTAACATCTTCTGACTGTCATAATCCACGCCTTTCGTTAGTATCGTATAAAATATCCGGATCAGTTTGCATGCCACCGCTATCACCGACTGCATCTTTTTTAGTGGATTTTTTTCCCTCGTCCGATAATAACTATGGATCTCTTTAAACTCTTTATTTTTCCCAATCACGGATATCGCAGCTTCATACAATGCATATCTCAAACGCTTTCTTCCCCTGTGGCTGATCCTGCTCTCCCCGTTATGTTTCCCGGAACTGTCTGCAACAATGGCATAACCGGCAAGCTTCTGCACCTGTTTCGGATTATCAAAACGTCCAATGTCTCCTACTTCTGCGATAAAGCAGCTTACCGTCTTTATCCCTATCCCATTGATCTCCATCAGCTTATCTATATAGGGAATCTCAGAAAGTGTTTCCTTTATCTCTTGCATAAGTTCATCCATCCGGTTTTTGTATGTTTCGTAGTCATTCAGTAGGTTTCGGATCTCTTTCCTGGCACTTCTCGGTGCTTCCGTATTTCCGATGCTGTGCTCCGCTGCTGTTACCAGGGTCGTTGCCCTCTTTATCCCAGCGCCTTTCAGCCTTGCATCTCTCCATATCTTATTCACTCCATTCACGCCAAGCTCTTTGATATCACATGGCAGTGGTGCCTGTTTAATTACCATCAGTCCGCTTACCGCATCCGGATTCCTGTAAACGTCTTTTATTTCTGGAAAATAAATGCTGAACCAGCGGGCGATCCTGTTTTTGATTCTTGTAATCTCTTCCTGTGTCTGAATACGAAGGTTGGACAGATTTCTGATCTCTGCATAGATTCCGGTTGGAATATATGGATAAGAAAATCTTCCCTCATTCACCAGACCCGCAATTGTTTTTGGATCTTTACGGTCATTCTTGCTCGGGTTATTATCATCCAGTTCTTTGGACTTCTTAACATGATGCGGATTTACATGCACCGGCTTCATTCCCTGTTCCTGCAGGTACGCTCCAAGGTTCAGCCAGTAATGTCCCGTCGGTTCCATTCCTGGAATAATCGTTTCCATTCCATGTTTTTCCGCCATATCATTCATCCATGCTTTAAAAGAAGCAAATCCGGCTTCGTCATTACTGAAAGCAAAAGGCTTTTTCGAGTACTCATAATTGCGCCAGTTAAAAGCCCTTGCATAATGCGTTTCACTTCCAACATCAATACCAACAATTAAAGTTTTTTCCGTAATAGATGCAATTTTTGCGTTCTGTGTGTTATAATTCATTTCAAGTACCTCACTGTTTGATAAGATTTTTTACTAACCGTCCAAAGTCAGTAATCTTATTTTACTCTGAGGTATTTTTTTCTCAACCTTCTTTCTCGGAATTCCCTATATTTGAATTATACAAGAAGCTCCTATGTTACCTTAACTGTTTTCTTTCCTATGCTGCTATTATCTGATCGGTAGACTATATATTCTTCTGTATAACCGCTCAAATTCATGAAACTGAGTGTGCTTACTTTAGCAAAGCCTCCATCGAAACCGCCAACATTAAACACTGGAGTCCCGTATCTGGTCGGAAGAGCGTACCATACATACTGATCTGCTCCACTGTCTATAGTGAATATTTTTGTCCGATTCGCCTGCAGAGATCTGGATAAGCTTCGAATAAAAGCACTGTCCAGTTCTGTAGGAATACCGGCCACACCATAATAAATGCCGTTATAAAATGTAATCCCTGTGTTCTTCTGTGCTGAATTATCTCTGTCATCTACAGCTAGTAGTGTAAACGTCTTATTTTCTTTCAATGCCGCATCTTTCAGGATTACTGACTGAACAGAATTCAGGCTGCTCATGGTCTGCCCATTCAGTATCACTGTTTCCGGAGTTTTATTTAATTCCCAGTTCAAAGTGATCTCATTGATTACGCTGCCCAGTTCGGCAATACCAATATTATTGGAAAATGAAAGAATCTCAATGGGAACGTACTGCAGGTCTTCCATCTGCTGTGTAATCTGTTTTATCTGATCGCCGACTGTTTTTGCATCTGCTGCCATTCCCGGTTTTGTAAGTGTATCATCCACATCCGGAAATCCCCCGGTGTTTCCTATTGTCCTTGCCAGCTCTTTCAGTGTGGTTCGTTTATTTGCCTTTCCATCCGTATCCAGGAGCATAACTTCATCAGCCTCTGACGGAGTCTGTTTTCTGGTATAATCTTTCCATCGTGCCATCTGTTTTTATACTCCTTTCAATCGTTTCTTGAGTTTCTCAATCTCCAGACGTTGTTCTTTCAGCATCGCAAACATTGCTGGGATCATAATACGTTCGTTCCAGTTTTCGGCTTTACCATCTACATGATCTACCGCCAGTGGAAAATACTTCTCAATATTTTCAACCGTAAACATCGGGAATTCCGCATCCACACGTTCATCTTCTTTATCAAGATAGCCGTCTTTATATTTAGCCATGATTGGCTCTATTTCATACAGTTGGTCGATGAATTCCTTCGACAGCTTGTTACCCAGAACTTTATATCTCTTTGAAGAAGAACTGAATTTAGACAATTGGTAGGTTTTCTGATTAATATAACAGTTATATCCACTTGTAACTGTTGGATATTCATAGGTTCGAATACCGCCCCTGCAATATACTTCTTTTTGGAATTCCAAATATGTACCTGATTTGCCAGGAGTATCCGACATAGTTACTATACCGGGGATTTCAACTTTATTTAGTATCGCTTCTCCCAGCGTGCACTCAAATCTTCCTGTGCTCAATCCGTCAAAATTTCCCTGAACCCAATCATCGCCATCTTCATCTACAAAGGATATAAATGGTCCATCTATAATGGATTCCTCTACTATTTCTATTTTAATTTCTTCGTCTTGAATCGTATATACTCCACTAATTCTAGAGAAACTATCGCCTTTTAATTGAATAGCTTTAAAATCTGCCGACGGTTCATCTGGGTCCAACGGCACACTGAATAATCTAATTGAATCTTTATTAAAAATAGCTGTAATTAATCCATTCCCGTTATATAAGGTGTATCCATTAATATCCTGTGTTGATACAAGTGCTCCATTTTTGTCAAAGATCTTCTGAATTCCGTTTTCGTTATTTTCTCCTCCCAACAGCAACGTCCCTCCTCTTGCAGCATCAAATGAAAAGTACAAATGTCCATCCAGATAACGAATTCCTTTCCACTCACCATTATTAGTCAGAATATTCAAAACCTGTTCCTGAGTCAGGGCTTCTGCATCCAGGACAACTTCTACCGTCTGATAATCGATCACTGTCGCCCCATCCGGAGCGTATAAAGTGCAACGTACTGCTGAGATTTCTTTTGGGCTTCCAGAAGACATCATGGACCAGGTTATGGAATTCTCACCGCCTGCCGGACTGTTGTAAACTGTCATCCAGGTTTTTCCATCGGAAGTTTCTTCAATCTTGAATCTGCCTTTATATGCCGTTCTTTCAACAGAATCACCCTCTCTGTAAAATCCCGAAAATGTAAGATTCTCCGGGGACATCGTTCCGTCTGCCATTCTTTTTACGATCACAGCCGGGCAGTCCAGATAATACGCTCTTCCATCATCACCGGCATACAATTTTGCAACTGTGAATTTTCTCGTAAGATTCAGTTTGTTCAGATAAGTTGCCCGGATGCTCACCCAGCCACTGTTCGCTGACAGGGACTTTACCGTATATGTATGTGTAGAGTTATTCCAGAAGCCAGTTATGCTGTCAGATGTAGTTATGGTAAAAGAACAGTCATTTGTAATATCTGTTGAATTATACAATACCGTTGCTGTTGTAGTAACTGTTGGAAAAGCTCCTATAATATTTCCATCGTTATACACGGAAATGCTCTGATAATCATTGTCCAGCTGCATAGTCATATTGCGGGAGGATGCAATGGCGTTGTCTATTTCACTGAATTTCTCCTGTAAATTTTTCTTTCCCAGTATAAAACTGTTTGGGTCTATTTCTACCTCTCCCGTATCTGCATTTATCCGGAATGTAACCTTCCCATCATTGTCTTCTGCAGTAAGCCCCCTGGTATTAATCCATTTTGCCTGAATCCCAATCGCATATAAGATATTCAGAACCGCATCACCGTTGCTGTCGAATCCGGAAGTCCACTTTCCTGCCGCTGTGGTTGCTTCATCTGTCCCCTGATAATCAGAGGTCACAAAGAAACCGTCAGCTGCAGTCTTATATACGATCTTTGATTCTGCAAGACGCAGTTTGTTGTGCCTGTATGCAATCACGGATCCGTCCGGCTGCACAATCTCTGTATAATAAAATCCCAGTGCATTTGCCGCCAGATCGTTCATCTGCTTTAATTTTGTATCATATGCAGATATCTTTTCTTCTACCTTCCCAAGCACCTGTTCCACCTGTGCTCTCGTGCCACCGGGATACTCTAATCCTTGTATTTCCAGGCTCTTTGCTTTGCAGGAGAACTCTGTACCATCCGCAAAATTAAACTCTATGTCTGTAGCGTAGGATCTGTGCAGATTGCCCCTGCTGTCTTTAAACTGTATGGCATCACCAAAAGTCGCGTAACCTACCGGGATGCTGCTCAGAGAAAATGGAAGAAGTTCGAAGCCTTCCAGAATCTGTCCGATGCAGCTCACGCCCTCTTCCTCATTTCCTGCCAGAAGCTGATTATCACTGATATCAATGACATACCCTTCCGTTCCATACAAATATTCCTCGTCACCGTCTGCATACTTCACGCCGGTCACTATAATCGGATCTACATCATTTTCTGCATCACCAACTACTGGCAGTTCATGTTCTGCTACAACTTTTTCGTATACTGTAATAATTTCTTCGTCTTCTGTGTCCAGGATTGACTGACCACTGACATCCGGCCATGGAATTTCTTCCATCAGAACCACATTGTCTTCCTTGTCAAATGTGACGATTCTCAGCAGATCATTTTCATCTATCCTTGCGTTGCCGCCGGCCAGTGCCGCAGTCATGCCAATCACCGCACGACAGGTCGTACCTTCCGGTGCTTTCTGTACCTGAAAGTCAGAATTCTTGAAATCCGCATCCCCCATCACAAGCCCGCACTGCCGGCAGGCATCCCGCAGGACTTCACCTGCAGTACATGGAAAGCTAAGATTCGTTTTATATGTACGGTCTGCTTTGCTCATGTAATCCAATAATGTCAGGTTAATCTCGCCGTCAATTGCCGGTTTCCTGCATACGATAAAACTACCTCTTTTAAAGGTTTCCAGACGATCCGATAACTGCAAATTCATAAAAATCGTAAACACTGCTCCATTAAAGCTATATGCATCAAACTGTCCTTTGTCATTAACAAGGGAGAGTGTGGCTGTTTTTTCTATTGCCACTCCGATTGGAAAATCACTGCTGTCAGCAGCATCAATAATCCCGTTCCCATCCAGATAGAAGTCTTTCTTTTCCAGTGAAAGTTTTGTCCCGTCTGCCAGAGTCACATTTGCCGTCACATAATAATTATGGTTCTTTTTTGATTCTTCTTTTAATTGTTCTGAAACGTTGATCAAATCTTTTCTATCCTCCTTATATTGATGGTCAGATCCGTCCAGCTTTCTTCGTTTTCTTCCAGATTCTGGGCTGTCATATTGTAGTTCGACGCATAGAACGTCCGGTCAATCCATTTACCTGGGATTGTAGGATCCTTATGGTGGAAAGTGAATTCTGATTTGTTGATCATTCCGTTCAGGATTACTGCAATTTCCTCCCAGCTCAAAACATCCCAGGTCAGATCGTATCCTCCGATCGTGCCCATCGGACTGTTATGCATGGACAGCTCCTGGTCTCTTTTGGAGCTCTTGGTACTTGTAGTTGCAAATACCGGCTTATATGTAGACGGAGCTGCGATTGCAACCCCATCTACCGTAAAACTTTCTTCCTTTTTCAGGCCGGACATCTTACCACTCCTCTCCCAGTTTAAATGGATTCTTTCCTCCATTTCTGCTTCTCTGAAGTTCCCCTTCCTCCAGAATGATATTCAGTAATTTTCTTCCGGAAGCTGTCACAGATACGTTGTAGGTGTTGCCATCCTGTTTCTGTGGCGACTCCTCCCGGACAATCTTTCTCAGAAGATTCTCCGGGGCTTCGATGTTGTTTCCGGATTTCTGGTCGCCAAGGACTGCCAGGAACTCCAATCGCGGCGGAATGACAGCTCCGCTTGCAAGGTATGGAACACTGTTTACTCTTGAAAGGTTCATCCATGAAGTATACCTGTCAGTAAATCCGGTAACAGGATTCTGATACGTGTAAGTAAATGTAAAGGCATGCTCTATATTACTGAGTGCCCCATTGATATTATTGATCGTATCATTTACTTTTCGCACGATTGCATTGAGAGTCTGTTCGACTCCTCTTGTTGCGCTGTCGGATAATCCACTTGTAAGGTTATTTCCCCAGTTCTTTCCGGCGGACTGCATGTTCTTTGCGATTTCTTCCATCTTGCGGTTGATGGATGCTTTCATCTCATCAATGATCTGTCCGTTTCCGGTGATGCGCTTTGCTGCATCTTCCCATTTCTTTGTCATGATATTGTACTGACTTCCAAAATGGCTCCTTACAGTTTTATCCATCTCTCCCAATCCGGTACTTACATCAATCTTCATCTGACGCACGTTCTTGTAAACTTCCTCTGAAGAGCTACCCCAGTTCGTAACAGTAGCAGTATTTACGCCGCTGGTTGCATCCTCTGCTGCCTTCTGGACATCTGAGAGGTTTGATTCCGCATCTGTCTTCATCTTACCGGTTGCACTAGTCACTGTTTCCTGTGCTCCGACAATATTCTTGTCTACACTGGTTTTTACTGCTACAGTGGCACTTGGAAATCTCTCTGCCAGTGCCTGATTCAGCTCATCCAGCGGCACACCTGCATCTTTCAGCGAATTGTATACCATATCAAACGCTTCCTGTGCTGTTGCTGCTGAACCACTTGTATTATTAAAGCTGCTCAGGATGCCCTGATAAGTGCCGGCATAATCGCTTGAAGTCATGCTCAGATCATACAAAACATCCCGGACACCTTTGATCGCGTCCTTCACTGTGATAGAAGAAGTATCGATCTTGCCTGTCGTTTCGGAAAATCCAGTTCCCAGAGCTTCCACTTTTGCAGTCATGTCTTCCACGAATTCTGTAGAAACTCCTGCCTGTGCTCCGTACTGTTCCAGGATTCCTCTTGCCTTGTCCGCAGATACGCCATATTCTGCGAGTTTCTGGATCATGTCGTCGTACATCTCATTGTTTGCTTTTCTGGCTGATTCGTCTGCCTCTATCAGTTTCCAAAGCTCTTCGGCCTGCTCCTGTGTAATCGCATGTGCATTGCTCATTGCACCCGTATAATCATGAAGATAGCCTCCTGTCTGAGAAAGGATACCATTTCCACCCTGTGCTGATTCTACCAGTTCTGCGATCTTCTTTGTCAGAGTCACAGTTCCTGCTGTTGCCGCCGCGATCAGGCCGGCAGTACCAACTAACGGAATTATAGAAGATGCAAACGTATTAAACGCTCCTGCTGCACCACCAAGTCCGCTGCTTACAAGATTTGAAAGGCTTCCGGATAAAACAGCAACTGCTTCCGTGCTGATCAGCTTCTTTCCAATCCACGCAACAAGAGAAGCCACAAACGAACTAAGCCCTGTAATCTGTCCGATCTTTATTGCGAGAAATGCTTTTCCCAGAAAAGAAGCTATCTTTCCTGCTGTTCCGCTTTCATCCAGACCATTGAAAATTCCGGCAAATCCACTAATCAGCAGTTTAGCTGCTGTTTTGAGTAAAGTTCCCCATGGCATCTGTCCAAGAAACTCTCCGATTCCTTTGCCCAAGTCATAAAAAGTTTCCGGTGCCAAGGCATCTGTAAGTGCTGTGCACAGATGGGAAAGGAAATCTCCAAGTGCTTCTCCATTTTCTTTCCATTTGAAATCCTTTATGAAAGTCGCGATTCCGTTGCCGATATTTTCCGCTACTTCGTCCCAGTCAAAATCTTCTGTGAACTGTGCCAGGCTCTCAAATGCTCCATTGATTCCTGTTGTCAGGGAATCTGCTATATCTGAGAAGTTTACTTTGTCAAAAATGCCATTCAGGGCTTCTGCTACTGCATTGCCAAGTTCCTGCCAGCCTGTGATCCCTGCATTGTTCTTTCTGGCCATGTCCTGTACAAAGCCATCGAACATCCGCCATGCGATCATAAATTTGTTCCCAAGAGCATTTCCAAACTCTCTCCACGGGATTTCATCGATCATTCCCCGCAGTCCCTGCGAGATGCCGCTTCCAATCCTCTCGAAATTGATGCCTGTGGCTGGATCGGTAAGACGGTTGAACGTCCGGATCAGCGTTGTGATTCCTGCACCGACGGTACGCCCCAAGAGATCCCAGTCTATATTGTCAGTCAGACTGTTAAAAGTTCCAGTGAATGCATCACAGAACTCTGTGACCTTCGGACCGACGTTTTTCCAGCTGATCGCATCATAGACATATTTCAGTCCCTTGTTGATGCACTGGGCTAAGTACTTTCCAAGTCCCTCCCAGTCTTCCTGTTTGATCAGCTTGCGGATCTTGTCGGCGATGCCCTTGATGGAGTTCTTGATCGGAACCTCTTCAAACATCTGATCCGGTGTCGGACCTGTGTAACCGCCGCCGGTTCCATCTGACGAAGAGCTGTCGCTGCCATCATCGTAATTGTTGATCTCATCAAGCGGGCTCAGGTAGCCTTCCAGGGCTGTCGCCGCTTTCTTGGCGCTGTCCGCTGTCTTGTCAAGACTTGCTGCATAATCCTGCTGAACATCCACCGCCTTCGTAAAGGTCTTCTGTCCGGTCAGAGCTCCGAAAAGCATTCCAACATAGGTAAATGCCTGAGAAAGCAGGTTGATAAATTTCGTCAGTGCCGGTGCTGCTGCTGTCAGAATTGGATTGAATGCAGTCGCAAGGGCATTTTTCAGCTGTGTAAGAGCCGACATCAACATAGAAATGCTATTGTTAGTTGTACCACTGTACTGCGCGAGATTTTTAAATCCATCGACCACTGCACTTCGCAGCTTATTCATCAGCACATAGAAACTACGGATACCAATTGTGTATTTCAGCAATGTCCGTATTGCCTTGGTCATTGTGCCAAGTGATGAAGTACTCTTGTTCGCCGACTTGTGAATGCCGAAGATACCTGAAGATATCTTGCGGATGCCACCTGCAATGGATCGTGCCGACAGTTTCAGGAGCTTCATACTCAGCTTCTCCACAGTATGGATCAGACTCTTCATGCTGGATTTAAGCTGTTTCATACCTTTCTGTACAAGCTTGCTGGACATTTTATCAAGTTTTTCACACATAGATGCTAAAGGACCAGACTTTGCTTCTGCATTGGATACTTCTCGCTGATATTCCTTCAATTCAGCGTTAATCTCCGCAATCCTTGCAGCATTCTGATCAAATTCTTCATATCCAAGTCCGATACCAGCTTTCCCCAGTTCTCCCTGTCTTTCCTTCAATTTCTGAAGCTCTGCATTGAGTTCCACAATATGTTCTTCTGAAATCTCAGCACTCTCACCCAGTTCCTTTAACCAGCTTTTTTCTTCTGCACCAGTAATTTCTTTTTTATAATTTTTCAATTTATCATTGATTTCTGCAATCCTGGCTGTGTTTCGGTCAAATTCTTCATAACCAAGACCTACTCCTGCCTTTGCCAGTTCTTTCTGCCTTTCCTTGAGCTTCTGCAGTTCTGCATTAAGATCTGCTATATGTTCCTCTGAAACTTCAGCTTTTTGACTTATTTCTTCTATTGCTTTCATAGCTTCTTTGGAATATCACAGACTCTCAGGACTTACCATTGTAGGCTCATGGAGAGGACCGTCATAATCGTAATTTACTTCAAGTGCTCTGGTTATCGTAAATTCCTGTTTTTCTGCCTTTGATGCCGTTTTGCTGGTTTCCTTAATGGCATCGTTCAATTCAGATAATGCATCCATCTGTTTTTGGACTGCACTTCTTGTTTTGTTTCCTGCCTCGTCTGCAGTAGATGCCATGCGCTTCATGGAAGCTTCGATATCTCTTACACCGACTTCGACACCTTTTTCATTTACTTCTGTATCGATCGTTAATGTTCCATCTGCCACGCAACCACCTCACTACTTCTTGATTCCAAACAGCTCATTCAAGGCTGCTTCTTCCTCGGCTGACCGTTTTCTTACCGTCTGTTTAAGGTCGATCAGCTTCTTATTGTTCTTGTAGAACTCCATCTCCCATTTCTCCAGCTTCTTGCCCTTGGCTTTCTTCTGGCGGATGTAGAGCACCTGGCTGAACAGCCCGTCTGCAATCTCCATATAGGCACCAAGGAAAGTCCACCAGTGCATGTATTTCATAGAACGGATGTCCTTCCCGATATTTTTATTGACCGCGGGTGCAATGATGGGCGAATCCTGCTCCCAGTCCATTAACTGAACTTTATTTTTGCCTTCGCCGGTGATCCCGCAGTCAATGAACTCTTTGCCTTTTTGTGCGGCTTCATCCAGCAGTTCTACCGGAATCTCTTCATAATCCCAGTAGAGGATCTTGATCATTACTTCCGCTTTTTCCGAATCTGATAACTCAGGATCTGATGCCGCCTTCAGGATATCCAGGATTGCCCTGAAATCTGTCCGGATGTCATATTCTTCGCCGCCTAACTCAATAGTCTCAGGAAGTCTCCACTGATCATCCATGACGGCGTTTCTTTTTCGTGTATCTTCTTCCGGAAGAATGGTACTTCGCTGTGTATTTATTTACGCGGCTTTTTGCTTTCTCCAGACGTACATCAAATTCTTTACTGATGACACTGCATACCGTATCCAGACACGTTTCGCAGAACAAAGAACCATCCGGCATCGGTGAAAATGGTCCCATGATACTGAAGAATGTGTTTCCTGTGTCTGCATCTGTCAGATAATCCAGCTGTTCAATTACTTTCTGCTGGCATTCTACAATGTCATCCTCATCCTGAAGCTTAAACTCATTGAAGAATTTTCTGACATCCTCGTATCTGGCAAGGATGTTGGTATCTGCCGGGCGGAAACAGAACTCTGCCAGTTTCTTTCCCTGCCGGTTCTTAATCTCATAAGTTTTACTACCATCCTCGATGATAATCTCATTTGTTTTTTCTTCTAATGAAGCCATTCTATTCCTCCTTGCATTTTGCTATAAAAAACACGGGATGCCATATCCGGCATCCCTATAATCCTTTCCTTCTTACACTGAATCAATAGAACCTTCTGTAAATACCGGAGCATCTGTTTTCAGTGATTCAGAAGTAACATATCCTTCGATTCTTGTTCCGTCTTCCAGCACATTGAACGGAAAATTCACTCCTTCTGTACCTCCACCATAAGACTGTGGTTTTACCATGACCTCCTGAACATATGCAAGATGTTTGGCAGCACTTGTATCTTCCACGATAACCTCCAGCATCAAAGTCTTACATTTATCACCCTTCAGTCGTTTCATTGCGATCTCCCTGAGCTTCGGATAAATCTTCTTCGATGGATCTGCATAGTATGGATCCGCACTCATTGATGGATCATATCCCTTGTCATTCACCTTGGACTTACCAAGAATATTTCTTTTCTGTTCAATATCCGGATTCAGTTCCATGGACATCTCCTCGATGTCATCCCCCAGGACTTCCCATGTTGCTGTTTTTGCTTCTCCCTTGAAGCTGTAATCCAGATAGTGACGTAACGCTTCTCTTTCTAATTTCATGCTTTCGTCTTCCTTTCTGTGTAGATAACCCTTGCCTGTATCATATAACGTGCCAGCCCCTGTTCATAATTTACCCCTGACAGGTTCGGCATGTTCTGAAGATTTTCCATTTTTTCCACCGTACAGTTTCCTCCCATATCCGGATATTCTTTCTTTTCATTCTGTTCATCCATCCAGTCCATGAATGCCTGTGCAAAATTCATGGCTTCCAGATTAAGATCATCCTGCTCAGATGAATACGGTTTTACGATGATAATAGAAAATCCATATTCTTTCTGTACATCCCCGGTGATGTACTTCTTTCTGACTTTGTCAGAATAATTTGTGATCAGAGAGATGCTGTCCGGTGCTTCCGGAGAAAAGTTGAAGTTCAGCAGACTCCCCGCCAGTTCTTCCACTTTTGGTTCAAAGTACACTTTTACTGCCTCATGTTTTGTCATTGCGTTTTTCCTTTCAGATGATTCTCATAGGCTCTTGCAAGATCACCTTTTCTCGCAGTCATCATTGCCTTGTCCCAGTGATCTGTTGCCAGAGGATGCCGGAAATCACTGTATTGCAGTCTTTTTCCTGTCGGAGTCTTATGCGGCGGAGAATAGAAACCAACAATTTCTCCTCCATCCGTGATAGGATAGTTTGGTCCATACAGTTCACCTTCCCACTGGTAATGGGCATATGGGCTATTATACGTAATATGTCCACAGTCATCATCTGCAGTAATGGATATATTCTGTGCAAGTACCAGATTATCTGCCGGCACGTACGGATCCATAAATTCTGCTGCCTGATTCGCCAAGAACAACATATTATCCCGCCCGTCAACCTTTTCTTTTGCAATCTCCCGGGGAGATTTCTTCCAGTCAAATTTTATCTTCATGTCTTATCCTCCCAGGCGGTAATGCTTCGCAACAGGAAACTTCGTATTATCTGCAGATGCAGTCACTTTAAAAGCGTTCGGCTTATAACGGTTCAAAATCTGAGCGGCAGTCTGTCCGGAAACTCCTGTGATTTCTTCTGTGCATTCACCGTAAATCACGATATCTCCCTGTGACATGGTAAAATGCCCTTCCGGTTTTTTTGCATATTCTGCATATGGAAGATACCTTTCGTCGTCCGGGATCCTGACAACATAAGTATTCTGTACACTTGCCTGTGTTCCGCTAAAGCTGGTCTTTACCTCAGATTTCCAGAAACAATTATAGATCACGGTTCTTTGCCAGTGCTCCTTTCTGTTTTCACTGTCTGCTGCCTGGATACGATTATATAAAGTGATCGTGTGGATGTAATTCTGATTCATGATCACACTCCCCGATATAAGAGCCCTGTATTTCCAAGATGCCGATGAATGATTTCTCTGATTTTCTTTGCCTTGCCTCCTTCTGTAAAAGTAGACTGTGACAGATCAAAGGTTCCGGATTCTCCATCATTAGAATATGACTGCAGTACACCACCCTGTGCTATGACCTGCTGTGTGCTCTTATCTGCCTGATATAAAAGTTCTGTGAGTTCACATGCACAATCTTTCACCTCATCACTCAAAAGCCCTGTATCGGCGTTCAGGCGGCCGAATGTGTACTGATTCAGTACCCTCTCTGTCTGCTTTTCCCAGAACAAGAAATCATCTTCCGGGACAGTTGGTTCCCTGCCCAGAAGATATTTTGATTCGTAATATCCATAGTTCACATACATTTGATCACATCCTTACGCCGCTGCAGTATGAACATAAATTGCCACTTTCTTGTTGTCCTTTGCCTCTGCAATGCCAACTGTTCTGTATCCAAACTTCCATGCATCCGCATCCTGGTTCTGCTCTGGTGTAATAATCTTGGATACTGTGTGTTTCTGATTCTGAATCACCGCGTTCTTGTCTGCAATCAGGAAATCAATTGCTTTGCCTCCGGTGGTTGTAAATCCACCTTTTCCTTCAGCTGTTAAAGTAACTTTGTCAAAAAATCTTCCGTTCGGTACCTCGATCACGCCAGCCCAACCTTCCATTACTTTCTTGGAGGCAATTGTGTCAAGATCATCGATCATTCCCTTCAGATCCATTGAAATAAACAGATAACAGGTTTCCGGCTTTGCTTCTGCATTCTTAATTGCAGTCCTTCCTGCGCGAATTGCCGCAATACCTGCTTTTCCATCTGCGATCGCGCCTGCTACAGTATTGCCAGATGGTGCGTATCCGGCATAAGATGCAAGTCTCCAGGCATCCAGTTCCGGTACTACCTGGGTACGCAGGAATTCACCGGACAGTCGTCCAAATGCAATCCCTGCTGTTTCGATGTTGTCCATTGCATCCACGGTAAACATACGGCCACGGTCGTATGTACATTTTTTAGTTTCATACTCAAGGGTAACGTCGCCTGCTACATAACCTGTCTGTCTGCTATAATCAGCCAGACCACTCATTGTCATCTTCGGGATCAGGATTTCATTTGCATTTGCCCCTTCACGCACAAGTTCATTTGGTCCGTCCAGTACTGCAGTGAGGGATGAAAGTTTATACACCTCATCCAACAGGGTAGAGTACGTTTTTCTTAATGTAATTGCATTTGCCATTCTTCTTTACCTCATTCTTTCGCTTATTTGTTCGGAAGACCCATTGCCGCACGGATAGCTGTCACGTTATCCCCTCCGATCTCGCTGGATCCTCCGGTTGGTCCTACCGGATTCAGGAATGGTTCATCTGTGCCAAACAGGTATGCATCACTCTTTTTTACTTCATCCAGAGCTTTTTTGATATCTGTGGACTGATCTTTTGATGCTTTGAGAGAATCAATGTCCAGAAGTGCCATAACGGACTTCTCGTTCCTTCCTCCGGCTGTTTTTATTGCTTCTTTCAGTGTTTCAGAAAACGCCCTGTCTGCCTCCTTTGCGGCATACTCAGCATCTTTGTCCTTCAGCTGCTGATTCAGCTTGTCAATTTCACTCTGCATTGCCGTTGGATCAACATCTTTAAATTTTTCAAGAGATGTTGTTGCAGTCGCAAGCTGATCTTTGAAATTATCGCGTTCGCCTTCTGCTTTCGCAGTCTTTGCCTGCTCTGCTGCAATGTCCTTTCCGTTTTCAGCCATGATTTTATTGATCACGTCCTGTTCTAATCCGAGTTCCTTTAAAAATTCTGTTTTCATGCTGTTCTCCTTTTCGTATTAAGTTGTTTTAGGCGTGTAACTGACCGCCACGAATTGACTGTTTTAGGTCTGATCATCTGACCAATTTAGGCATAAAAATACCACCTGTCATTTCTGACGGTGGTTATAATTCTACATTTTCAAGCTGATCTACGATGTCCTCCAAAGCTTTCCCTTCAAAGAAAGGGGACTGCATCACTTCGTCTATACTGTGGGCTTCCATAAATTTATCGCCGCACCATACATCAAAATGTTTTGCATTAAAGGGATCTACCCCGCACTCTTTTCCATTATAATCAAACAAGACATGCGTACACAAACTCTCTATCCTGTCCCGAAGCTCTTTTGCTGTCATAATATATCCTGATTCTCCTTTCTCTCATTCTCAGTCAAGTCTCTAGTTGGACGGTCAATCAGTTTTCCGTCTTCATATACATAATCATGTGCATGCTCTCCATTTTTGCCATATGGATGCTGTTTAGCATTTCCGTGATTATTATTGCTGATCTGCTTATATTGTCTGCCAGTGTCATCATAATAATTCCTTTCAATGCCACCCTTCTTTTTGATCACCTGCGTAATGCTATTCGGTTCTGCTGTTAAAGAAGCCTTCTTAACTTCGATTATATCCTGCCCAGCTGCATTTTTCAATGTTGGAGGAGCTATTTTCTTAAGTTCTGCCTTTGTCGGCATGAAATGTCCCCTCAGTCCATCCTGCATGATCCTAGCTTTCTGCTCCGGAAGCTTCATCTTCTCGGAAAAGTCTTTATAGGTTTGCATCTGTCCCTGATATTTTGCCTTCGCAAGAATGATATCATTCGGATCCGCGCCGCCTTCCTGAAGAAGTTTAATCCTTTGACGCTGTGCACGCATTCCCCGTTCCATCTTTCTCTGCTGTTGCAGAGCTTCGTAAGTGGTATACTGCTTTCCATTGTATTCTCTTGGGGTATTTTCCTCTTTGATCATTTGAGTGAGCTGTTTGTCCGTATAAGTCCTTACAGATCCAGGTGGAAATGGTTTGAAATCATGATAACAGTTTATTCCTTTCAGTCCTGTTACCTCACCCAAACCACATACCTCTTTTAACTGCTGCATGCTCCAGACTTTACCCTGCCAGGGCTGATGTGTTGGACGTGCGCCTACATGATAGCTTACCTCATACTGATCTGTATTAAGATCTGCAGCCACCTGCTCATTGATTTTTCCCTGTGCCTGACGGAACCCTGTCAGTACAGCCCTTCTGACTGCCACATTCACCCTGTCCCGATGCCCGGAATCATATTCTATGTACCGGATCCCGGATGCGGTCATCTGGTTGATTGTCCGTCTCAGAACTGTATTGTAGTCAAAAGCTCCGGATTGAATATCCATCACCGCATTGTCCAGCGTAGATCTGTAATACTCCATCAATGGAGCTGATCGTATCTTTCCAGTTGCAGGGTCTCGGATCGCAAAGCCCATGGAACCGGCGATATTCCGATACTCGCTTTTCAGCCGCTGTTTTGTCACTTCAAGTAACTGCTGAAGGAATGTATTCTGTTCGAAAGGAATCTGCTGCAGATCTGCCAGCTTATATGCCCGTGCATGGCCGTAATACTCTCTGTATGCTTCATCAGAAAATATGTGGTCCATTTCCTTGTCTGACGCTTCCAGGGCTTTCTGGATCCATGTACGAATCTGCTTCTCTGACATTCCCAACTGCTGCAGTCTGCTGATCTGCCAGTCTGCTGATGCTGTAGATACGCCGTTTTCTTTTATCTTTCGGACAATGTCTGACATGATCCGAACTTCCAGTTCAGAAAAGATATTCTCTGTCCTGGCAGTCAGTTTCTCAATCTCTCCCTGTGTCATTCAATCACCGTATCATCTTCTGACTGCTGTACAGCTGCTTTTGCTGTAGCTTCGTCTTCGTTATACCACTTCACCCGGTACTCCCATAAGGCCATGGCACCCATAGCCACGTCTGCTCTGTCCTGCTGCCGTTCGGTCTCTTCGTCTGTCAGGATGGAATCATTCCACTTGCAGGAAAACGCATACCCTGAGCGGTACATTCCATTGTAGAAAGCCAGCCCTGCTGCAAAGTCTCTTAAACATATCTCAAGTTTGCCCTGCATCGCTGTTACACGATTGTATTTTCTCAACTTGGATGCCTTGATCTCTGACGCGGTCTTTTCCACATATTGGACATCAGATAGATCTCCATACGCCAGGCCTACGATAAACTCAATCTCTCGTTTATATTCTTCAAGTCCGCGCTTATACGCTTCATCTCTCATTTCCGGTGAATATTCACGTAAGAGTTCCTTATCCTTTCCGTCTTCAAGATTTAACCCTCGATACAGGCGTTTACTCAGCTTTGCCATGCTGAAACGTCCTGATCTGTTATTCTTCTTGAGTGCACGGTCATCTACATGGATTGCCCTTTCTCCTGAATCATATTCCCAGTCAAGGCGGGCCGCCTGTATATCTGCCTTTCTGATCCTTCCCTTGGCATCCTCAAAAACAGATACCCCACAGGAAGAACCATCAATTCGGTTTTTGATCGGATTCTGGTAATACCCAAATGCCATCTGATTCATGCCTGGATATGTGATCGGTCCTGGATTAATGGCCGCCCACTCCGGAACTTCCTCAAGGCTGCAGGCAACTCCGATATCGCTTGTTGACTGTGAATGATAGCAGTGATTCTCGATCGTGAGGTTCCCGTTTACGAAGTAATGCCGCTCGAACCTAGTATAATAATCTGATTCCCCGACCGGCTTCACCGTCAGGAAACCAATATCATTAGGCTTGCCGTCATCATCAAAGGAGATCGGTACAAACTTATCTGCTGTGACAAATTCTGCCAGTTCCCCGCCTAATGGTTTCAGGATGAATGATCCCAGCCCAAGTCCATGCTGCAGGTTTTCATTCAGTGTTGTGATCCCTTTCTGATAGATCTTGTCCAGCTGCTTATTATCGATAGCCGTTTCCATTTCCACAAGGATGATGTCTGCGAACTCACGGCAGGTTCCTTTTTCAATCCCAATGCTCTCGACCGAATCATTTACCCATTCCGCCTGTCCATCAAGCATGCTCTGCCATTCATTGATTGCATCGATCATCTTCTCGGACAGGGCGACATCCCTTCCGACTATATTCTTTAATGTCGTATATCCAAACATCCGTCTTATCCCTCTCCAGATTCTTCCAAATATTTCAAACATCCTCCACCTCTCAGATCAGGTATTTCATATCTCTTTCGATCGTATATTCAAATGCATCCAGACTGTCTATGTCTGTACTGCCATCATCCAGACGTTCATCCCGTTCTTTGACATCTTTGTCCCAGACAGCATCAGAGAATGCTGTTTCCAGGCTTTTGCAGTCATCTGTGATCCAGAAGCGTTTCGCTCCCATCATCCGGACTGTACACCGGATCCGGTCGTTAATCGGCATTTTCTTCGCGCCCTTTACCACAATCCACGGATATTTCTGGTCTACTGCATTCCGGATTGAATTTCCAAGCACCGTCTCTGCGTTATCATAAAATACCGATTCCACATTGCAGTACTCGACTCTTCCCCCTCTCCATGCAGTAACTGCATATTTCTCAATTACCTCTCCGACAAATTCACAGAACAGTTCGTCCAGGCGGTTGCTGTCTATGTCCTCTTTCTCATCCTCTGCCTCGATACGCTTCGATTTCAGTGCGATCACATCCTGGTAATCATCTGTGTAACCGCGTGCCACGAAAGAATGTCCTGACTGATTTCCTCCGAAGTCCAGGCCGATCTCGATGGATACGATATCTTCTTTCCGGAATTGCTTGTGCCCATCTGAATTTCCAAACTCATCTACAATGCTGCAACGGTAGGCTTCCGGGTTATCAGCGAACCGTTTGTAAATGGCACCTTCTGCCCTTTTCCATAGTCCCAGGATCAAGCGGTCATAGTAGATCGTGCCGGCATATTCTTTGCACAGCTGTTCCACATACTCAGTTGGCAAGAAAGGGTTATCAAAAATCGTGTACTTCTGCAGATAAATATCCAGATTCGGAGTATCAAGGAATTTTTTTAGCCAATGTGTCGGATGCTCCGGGTTACAGCTACCATCAAAGCAGGAATACGGCTTATCCAGACGTGATTTCAGCATCTGGAATACTTCCTTGTTCCATTTTGCGATCTCATCACCGTAACAGTACTTGATACTGGAACCCTGGATCTTTGCAACCTGGCTTACTTTCTCTGCGCCAAGACAGTAAACATCCTCCCCACAGATCTTCGCCATATTCCGGCTGTTGATCGTGCCAATCAGTTTGTCCGTATAGATCTCGCGCATCGGCTGTAAAACATTTCGCTCAATGGATTCCTTAGATACGCCGAGTATGGTATTTAAACCAGGCAGTCCCGCCCGTTCCCGGATTCGAAACGGAACGACGAAAGCAATATCAACATAGGATTTTCCGGATCGTACCGCCCCGGATTTTATGTTCCATCGGTGCGTGGCTTTTACTATGTATTCATTCTGTTTGCTGCTTAACTGCATTCTCGCGTAACTCCTTCAGGATCTGATCCAACTTCTCCACAGCTTCCTGGCTTTCATTTTCGCCAGTAAGATCCTGTTTTCTTGCTCTGAGCAGGTCGATCTGTGCGCGCTGCTGTTCAAGTCTTGCCAGCTGTTGCTCTGTTCCCAGTTTCATATTATCTGACAGCCACTGCAGGGCTTTCATCCGGTCAGACAACTTAATACTGGCGCCGTCTTTTCCCTGTTTCACTTCTGACAGGATAGTACCATCCACCTCAGAAGAATCCTTGAACCGGACTGTATTCACAATTTTTGTAAGCTGCTTCTCTTCGCCGGTCTCAGGATCCTTTATCTTCACAGGTCCATACATTGCCATGACCGGTACCTCTTCCGTACCGAATGTCATGTAATCAGTGATGTCTGCAAAGGCTATATCCATGTACTTCTGGAAGATATCTGCTTCGGATAAGAATTCTCTGTTAAGACGTTCCTGCTTCAGGCGAAGGATTTCTTCTTTTACCTTGTCATTTCTCAGCATCCTGCTGCCATTCTGCATCGCATTTTCATAGCTGCATCCATATGCTTTCTGGTATGCTTTTGTTGCATTGAAGCTTCGGATATAGTGAATGCAAAAGAGCCGCTGTTTATCAGTCAGTTCTGGATTCTCTATAATAGAACTGATCTCATCTACAGACGGCTCTTCCTGATTCTGTTTTTTATTCTTTTTGGTTTTCGCAACGTTGCGTTTTTCTTTTGCAACGTTGCAATCCCATTTGTATCTATTCTTCCAGCTTCGGACTGTTCCTTCTGGAATTCCTAACTGATTGGCAATGTCTATTAATTTCAGGCCTTTGTCATATAATGCCTTGGCCTGCTCTACTCTCTGATCTGGTGCTCTTGCCAAGCCCCACCACCTCTCATTCGTCGGTTTTGGATATTATGAAATACAGTCCTACCAGCACCATAAACGACAGCCGATTGCTACCGTCAGAAAGGAGGTCTTACGTGAGACTACGCTGGTGCTGTGCACGCTATATGAAAAATAGCATTAGAAAAGCACCCCGAAGGGTGCCTCGTTATAAATCATTTTTTCTTTTTACATGTACTTGCAATTAAAAATCCCAAAAATATCAAGCATAAAAATATATCCAACAAAGATATACATAAACATGCTGCAAGTATTCCCCACAAAAGATTTGAAAAGCAATTTTCCACAATAACAACTGAGAAAATCGCAATCATCAAAAGCAACTCTATACAAGTCAAAGTATACGTATAAATTACCGTTTTAAAGTGCTCCGATGCTTTTATCTCTTTAGTTAAATAACTTCCATCAAAAGCAACCAAAATCGATTCTGCCGTAATAATAAACCCTAATGATGTTCCCCATAGGCTTAGTATAGTTGTTACAACATCAATCATCCTAGAAATATCAATTTGACCTTTACTAAGAAAATGTACTCGCACTATGCCTATTATGACACCTATCAATAACGGGATAACAAATATAAGCTTTCTTCTCAACGCATGCTTTGCTTCTCTATTCATTTTCCTCTTCATTCTCTTCTCTACAATCTTTTATAACTACAGCATCAAAATAATTTTCCGTTATACCATAAATACTTTCTGAATCAATACTTCTGTTTTCAGTCAATACAAATTCTGATTGAGATTTCACCTGTTTTAAGAGATTTAATAACTGTTATATTTTGTTATTAA